TCTTAAACTACGTTTTGAGGACGAGAGAGAAGAGTTATTGTCAGGGCAAATAGAACGTTACTTTGATCTATTAAAAAGGGTTAAGGAACGAAATAATACACGTGTAGAGAAAGAGGTATTGGATTCATTAACAAAACTATTTGGTTTGGAAGCGGCTGCTAAGGTTGATATCACATCGGGGGGTTCGCCAATAAACTTGAATATTATTTTAGATAAGTAATATTTTTTTTGTGTTTTTATGAGATAAAAACTTCGATAAATGGAAAGACGTTTAGAAATAAAAGAAGAACAAGAATCAAACTCTATTGATATTCGGTTAACGAAAAAACAAACAGTTTGTTGGGAATATCTTAATGACAAAAGTACCACCGATATATGTTTTGGTGGAGGTGTATCAGGAGGTAAGACTTGGTTAGGTTCTCTATGGGTTGCCACAATGAGTTTAACGTATCCTGGTACACGATATCTGATTGGACGAACAGTTCTACAAACTTTACGATTAACTACGTTAAAAACGTTCTTAGAGGTTTTAAGAACAATGGGTTTAAAATCGGGGGAACACTATACCTATAATCAACAAACAAATGTAATTACATTTTATAATGGATCTGAAGTAATACTAAAAGATTTACAATATAATCCTTCAGACCCTCAATTTGATTCACTCGGTTCATTAGAGATTACCGCAGCATTTTTAGATGAAAGTCAACAGTTAACAAGGACCGCCTATTCTGTTGTAAAATCAAGGATTCGTTATAAATTAAATGAATATGATTTAAAACCTAAGGTACTCTTAACTTGTAACCCTGGTACCAATTTCCTGAAGACAGATTTTTATGATCCATATATGAAGGATCAATTGGAATATAACAAGGTCTTTATCCAATCTCTTATCACAGATAACCCTCACGTTTCCAAAGACTATATGGATAACTTGAGAACATTACCACCAATCCAACAAAAAAGATTACTTGATGGATCTTGGACATTTAATGAAGATGAAGATAATGTATTTGATCACGATTCGATTTCATCATCAATCTTTAGGAATGATGTTAATCCTAATGATCAGAAATATATGTCTGTCGACGTTGCAAGATTGGGACAAGATTCTACGGTAATTTGTATTTGGGTTGGACTCTGTTTAATCGACGTTAAGATCTTTAAAAAGTTTGATACAGTACAGGTATCGAATGAGATAAAAGAACTCATTAGAATCCACGGCATACATCCTGGCAACATAGTTGTGGATAGTGATGGAGTCGGTGGTGGAGTTGCCGATCAAATTCGGGGGAAAAACTTCATTAACAACTCTAAGGCATTACACGATCAGAACTTCATCAATCTAAAAACACAATCTTATATTAAGTTAAATGACCTATTCAAATCGGGGGACATTTCAATAAACGTACTTAATCCTGATTTAATAGACACACTTACCCAAGAATTACTTACCATTAAGTATAAGAAATTAGATACAGACACGAAGGTTCAGATTACATCAAAAGATGAGATGAAAAAACTATTAGGAAGATCCCCTGACATCGCAGATGCACTTATGATGAGAATGGTGTATGAATTAAAGAATAATGTGAAAGGTACAGGAAGGTATTCAATTAATATATTAAGATAAAATATGAAAGACGTAAAATTTGAAATCGAGGGGGTTGAATATAAACTACCCGAATTTATTAACATTGAGGATTATGTGAAGATTTTCAAAATCAAAGACATTCTGTCTGAGGATTATTTCGCAGCAAAATTAATTAACATAATTACTGGTTGTCCTGTGGAGGTGTTATTGGAGGCAGACTTTGAGAAGGTTAATTTCCTATCCTCATATATAATGACAATCCTACCACAACCCAATCCCAAGTTTGTAAATAGATTTGAGTTGGATGGGGTACAGTATGGTTTCATTCCAAGTTGGAGAAAGTTGTCATTTGCAGAATATGTGGATATCGACACATTATCCTCCAAAGATCCAATGGAGATCCTCAACTACTTACACGTACTTGCGGCAATGTATTATCGTCCAATTGTTAAGGAACGATCGGTCCACGATTTTGATATTGAGAAGTACTCAATGGACACACTCGATCAACGGGCAGAATTGTTCAAAAAGAAGTTAGACGCTAAAGTTATCATGGGAGCTCAGTTTTTTTTTATCAAGTTCGCAAAGAAGTTGTTAGAGAATTCCCAACAGTCTTCGACGATGAGCCTATTCGCGAGGATGAGGTTCGCCCTGAAATATTGGAGGATAATTCACAAGATAGTTTCGAAGGGAGATTTGGATGGTACGCAATCGTTAATAGAGTCACACAAGATGATATTACAAAACACGATCAAGTCTACGAGAAAACCTTGGTGGAAGTTCTCAACCAATTGGTCTACCTTATTGCCAAAGATAAGGAGATTGCAAAACAACATAAAGAAATGATGGCACAATACAATCGATAAGTGTCGTTTTATAAAAATTTATATTTCAAAATAGAATGGTGAACTTTAAACAATTAATTACAGATATAAGTGGGATGTGTTATTATCATCCTCAAGTCAATTCCTTTGGTTTTGGTACCATTGATCAATTGACCGTGGACATCGAAACAAAAGTTGAACCGAGGTATACAAGAGTCTATGTTATACCGGGTGATACCACTTTGAATCAGAACCAATTAACTTACAATTTATCGATTATCGTTGCGGACAGGATTGAGGACGATTTATCAAATCAAAGAGATGTGATGAATGATACCCTCGAAATTGCCAAAGATTTATTTACGATCATCTACAGATCTTACTCTCCATCACAAGGTGCGTTCACGTTGGACTACGAACCCGAGTGGGGGGCACCAGTATCACCATTCTTAGAGAGGTTTGAAACCGTATTGGCGGGGTGGACTCTCAACCTAACAATAAACCAACCCTTTGATTACAATCGTTGTGATTTACCAGAGGAACCTTTTACACATAAAACTTGGTCTGAACTCGCGGAACTATGGAATGAAGTCGGTGAGGATTGGAATAAAATATAATAATTAATAACAGAACAACAATGGGAAATTTAACTAACAAGTACATCAAGGACACCTATGACGGTCTTATTAAATTAGCGGACGAATACAATGGTGTCACCCCCGACCTACAATCACTTCAAGATGGTTTAGGTAATGACTTACCAATTAAGGTTAGTCAGACTGAGGTAGTCATTACTGGTAGTCTTGCAGGTAACGCAACAAGTTCAGACACTTCGGTATCTGCATCACACGCAGTTCAAGCCGACAGTGCATCCTATGTGTTAGGATTAAATGTTGACGGACCTGTACTTGAGTCTGTTAATTCAGTATCCGCATCATATTCTGTTACGGCATCATATGCAGAAAACGTACCACCACAAAGTGACATTTATGTTAGTGGTGCGACATTCAACATCTTGACAGGTGATTTGGCACTACAAAGAAGTCAGGGTGAATCAGATGTTGTGGTTGATATGGATGGGCGTTATGTAACATTAACTCAAGGACAGTCAGCAGATATTAGACTTGATTTCCTTGAATTCACATCAGCATCCTTAAATGCATTTACTTCATCACAAGAAATTATAAATTCTGAGTTCGTTAACGATATAAGTGGATTATCCTCTCAAACAGGTTCATACCTTATCACAGGTTCTGTTGCGGGTAATACAATCACACTTACTAAACAAGACGGTAGTACTTTCCCATTGACCGTTGATACAGGTAGTGTTATCAATACAACTTATGATTTGAATTCAAGTCAATCAGGTACAGATGTAGATGTTAATTTAGTTGGTTCTGATGCAACTACTGATACTGTTAAATTGGTTGCGGGTGCAAACATCACATTAACCGATAATGGTTTAAATAATATTACAATTGACGCCGCAGATGCACCTCCAAGTGAAACCTCACTTAGGGTGATTAATACCGCAAAGAACGTTAGTGGTTCTCCAATAGCAAAAGGAACACCTTGTTATATCACAGGGTCAGGAACAAATGGAAACTTAGTCGGTGTATTCCCCGCCGACGCAGGTAACCCAAGTAGAATGCCAGCAGGTGTTGTTCTTAACGTAGACTTAGATCCTGGTGAAGAAGGTGAGTCAATCGTTGTTGGTTTCATCAATGGTGTTGATACATCACTATTCCTACCAGGTGATTCTCTTTATGTTGCCGTTGGTGGTGGTTATACCAATGTTAAACCAACAGGTTCAGCACTTATTCAGAAGTTAGGTAACGTTGAGAAATCCGATGCAATAGCCGGTTCAGGTCTAATCACAGGACCTAATAGAACAAATGATGTACCTAACATACAAGAAGGTTATATATGGGTTGGTAATAGTGATCAAGTCGCAACACCAACATCTACTGGTTCATTCGCAAGAAGAGACGAAGTAAACGTATTCACTCAGAACCAAGAGTTAAGTGGTTCATTGGGTGTTGAAGGATTGACAACTTTAAACGGTGGTCTAAGAGACACAGAAACTTGGTTATTGGGAGTTGAAACTCCAATCATTAAAGTGGAAGGTTTGGTAGAAAGTGGTAACCCAATCAACTTTAACCAACTTGCTATTGAAGGTTATAATGGAAGTTAC